CACAGATATAAAGGGAACTTTAGAGATGGCTTACCAAATGGAAAAAGATTTATTAATGGAATATGAAAAGTCTGCTAAAAATCCAGAACTTTCATTAAAAGTTGTACTTTTGTTACAAGACTTTACTACGCATCAGGTAGGAGCTGTAGGCGAGTATGGAGACTTACTTGCAAGACTAGCACTTACTAATAACATGTTATTGTTCGATCAAGAACTAGGTAATTAAAAAATTAAATTATGGCTTGTAAATATTGGTATGACGGTCAGTGGCGTACAGAAACACAGTTTAAAAAAATCTTATCAGAAGGTGTATTAACTAATCTACTAGCTAACAAGACTGTTAGCCTAGAGCAATTAATGCCTGATGCTGCTACGCAAGAAACCTTAGTTAGTGAGGGAGCTACTAAAGCTCCAGTTACCCTAAGAATAAGACACAAAGCCCAAACCAAAATTAACAATGGCCGAGAACCTGGAAAACCAAATGTTCCATTAGCACGTAATCCAAAAGACGTAATAGAAGAATTTGTAGCTCAAGGAGGTAAACCGTTTGAACTAAAGTTTGTAATAAAAGTTAAAGGAGACCTAAAAACAGGTAAAGGTTCTAAGAATGAAGCAATTAAACAAGACTTATTAAGTTCCCCAATTGGGAACAAAATAGTAAGCCAATTACAAGAGGGGATTGTTTATATGCTAGTTCCTTCTGCTTATGGAATGTATCCTATTAGAGTCTTTAATAACTTCTTATTTAATAGTAAAACCTTTGGTACAGTTAAACAAGCACTAGAGGATTTAAAAAAAGCTACTAAGGTAGAAGACATTGCTGCACATAGAAAAACAATTGAGTCCTTACTTTACAGAACTACCGTAACTTACGATGCTAAAAAGAAAACTTACACAGTTAAACAAATAGACGGTAGTAATAATATCACTGTTCAAACATTCCCTACTACAGCACTAGTTGCAGATTTCTTAGGTAAACAATTACAAAGAGTTGCTTATAACAACATCAACAGTGGTAACTATAATGAGAGACTAGCAGATAACGGAGTTATTACTACAGATTTATTTTCTGATAGTGCTAGTTTCTTTAACTCATCTTCTTTTGTCCTAGAAGCATTTAAAATGTCTGAAAAAGACCAAGAAGGTCTAGACACTATCTTCAACTTTACTTTTGATGAAGAATCACTAGCTGCTGCCAGTGTTACTACTGAAAGAGATGAAGCACCTATTATGTCTTCTCAAAACAAGACTGAAGAGAGCCCTATCTATTCTGCTTCTATTGATGACCTTATCCCTGGACTAAGAGAAGAAGCTGGACCAACACTTACTTTAAAACTTGATGCATTAGAGAATGACTCATCTAAGTTTGTTACTATAGAATCTGTTATCAAAGATGGTAAAATTCTAGTAAGTAAAGTAACTAAAAAACAAAAAGTAGTTAAAAAAAATGAAGCAGATACTTTTTTACCTATATCTGATATTACATCAGGTAAGGCTTATAAAGAAGCTGTATTAAAATTCTTTGATAGTAAAGAAGTTAAAACAAAAAAAGAAGAATTAGCAGGTAAGCCAACACCTGTTGCTAAAGTTGAAACTGCACCTATAGTTGAACCTGCTCCTACTGCACCTAAAAGTGTCATAAGCGACGTATTATCTTCTATGATAGATATGTCTGCTACAATGCAAGCAGCACCTATAGATATTAAACCTGAAGAAGGAACAGAACAAAGTTTAGAATCTTTAATATCTAACCAAAGTAATAAAGAAATAGTACCTGAACAATCTTTTAGTTTTGATGATATTTTTGCAAACGAATCTACAGAAGGATTTGATGGAGCTGTAGACAGAGGCACGCCCGATGCTAAAACGAAAATGACTGATGTTATTGACGGAACTTCTTGGAGTCAAGCAGAAGAAATACAATATCTACAAGATAAGATTGGAGTAGAGTTTGAAAAAGGAAAAAAGAAGACAAATACTCTCAAAGTTTTTAATACTTTGGAAGACCTAAAGAAATACTTGCCTAAAGAAACGTATGAAATGTTACTGGAATCTAGACGTAATGGTAAATTTATCCACGGTCTATTCACAACAGCTGCTGTATTTATTGCTAGTACTGCTGAAGCTGGAACTAGTTACCACGAAGCTTTCCACGTTGTATTTAATTTAGCTCTACCACTAGAAAAACGTATAGCTCTTATCAACGAAGCTTATATCAAATATAAAAGTGAGTTACCTGTAACTAAATATACTAACTCTAAAGGAGAAACTAAGTTTAAATATCCTAGTTACCTAGAAGTTGAAGAACTACTAGCAGACAAGTTTATGGCTTACGTACTCAACAAAGAAGTACTACCTAAAGAAGAAGCAGTTGAGGAAGGTCCTAGAAAAAGAATACCTATATTACCTAAGTTTACTAGCTATACTACAGAAGAAGGTTACGTAACTGTACCTAGCGTAGCTAAAGAACTAAAAGAGATAGAGAAATTCTTTAAAGGTCTTTCAAGAATGTTAACAGTTTTTTACAAAAAGAACAGAGTAGTTAACATTGATAATTTATTTGAGAATATTGACTTAGGAGTTTATAAAGATAAAATTAACTTTAGCAAAACTGCTGTACCTAATTTAGCTAGATTACATGCTACGGATATACAATACAAGTATGTTAACCCTATTGAAGAAGCACATGCTTTTGAATACCTTAGTACGTTAAAAGACGAAATACTAGAACAATATAGAAGTACAGTTGACCCTACGTATGAATTATCTCCAAAAGATTTAATTGCAAAACTTGGAGTACATACTTTATATTCTTCTATGCTTAGTAAGTTAAAAGCAGAAGCTATTTACAATAATAAAAAAGGTAATACTGAAATGGCAAATAGGTTAACAAACCTTTTTGGGATTCTTACTAATAACCAACAAAACATAAAAATTACTGAAGTCGACGGAGTCAAAATAATTGAGTTTACTAAAGCAAGTGACTTGCTATTGCGTTTCAATAGTAGTCTTAGGAAAGAAGGATTGTACATTAAGTACGATACTGTTAGAACTGTTAAGGAAAAACAAAAAAGCACAGACCCAGAAGACACAACTGGCTTTGAGCAATTTGAAGATGGAGAAGATACTTACGAAGAGTCTTGGATGCGTTCTCACATCGAAACTAATCCGATGGAGTCTACTAGTCAACGTCTAAAGAACTTCTTTGCTAAAATACCTAAATACAAGTCTACAAGAAAGAATAGTGCTGTAGTACGTAACTCTTTTGGAGTAACAATGAAAGAAGACCCAGGAGTTGTTTTCAAACTATTAGCTACTAAAATCTCTAACAGCTATTCTGTTGCAGACATGTTAAGCAAGTTAGGTAAAATCAATCGTCCTTATATCAAAGATATACTAGATGAGGTTACTAAAGATGAAAAGCTATTAACAGATTTATGGTTATCTATTGGACAAAAAAGCTTAACTACTTTCTCATTTGTTTGGGAAACTAACAATGAGATGAGAGTAGTTACTTCTAATAGAAAAACATTAGACAATGTTATTAAAGAAGAACTAATTGCCAACTTCCTAGTACCTAGCAACCCATTGCTATCTAACAAGAATAATGTGTTTGACGTTGAGACTGTTAACATAGCAGAAGCTAATAACTTCTTAGAAGATTTAAACACTATTTTACCTATTTTAAACAATGGTGCTTTTTGGAAAAGTGAGGTTGAAGTAATAAATATGTTTAACAATGTTGCTAAAACTCTCCAAAAATATAAAATAGAATTAACTGCAGATGACTTAGCTAACATTTGGCAAAACGGAGGAGTAAAAGCTTCTTGGTTAAATGTAGTTGATCTAGTTACAACTATACAAAACATTGCAGTTGAATTAGCAGAAGGTAATAATCCTTTTACTTCTTCTTACCCAACTGAAGAAGAGATTAGTAGAGAAACAAAAAAAGCAGGAAGAACTTTACTAGAAAAATTGGCTAAACAAATAATGCCTGTAGTAGAGAAAGATATAATGTTGGCTGCTAGAAACATAGATAATAAAACTGTTTACAGTTTGATTTTATCAGGGTTCATCAACAAGCAAATGGAAACATTTAAAAGCCGTGAGAAACTAGCAGAGTACTACGATAGTATTAAAAATGATTCTTTCGTTGCTAATCTTCCACTACTAAAAGATTTGTTAGACGATACTAATAACACACAAGACATTCTTAGTACTATTATACTAGACGGATTTACTAGACAGAATAAGAACGAATCAGTTTCCTATACAGACATGTCTGATACAGAAATGGAAGCTACATCAATGGCAATGTTTTATAACAATGGAGCCAAAGATGCTTCATTCTTTAAAATGCCTATTCCTTCTGATGCTCCTACTTTACCTTATATCAAAAGTAATAAGTTAGAAAGAGAAGAAGTAATAAACAAATTAGTTGATACAGCTAAAGCTGAGTACAACCGTATTAGAAAAGTTAAGACTGCTGATGATAGTGTGTTAGACTTAATCCCTAACTACAAAAAAAGAGGAGATAAGTTTGTACTACTAAGTTTTTTAAATGGAAAAGTTAGTACTAATCAAAACTTTGATGAAGAGTTAGTAAGAGCTGAGATTGAAAAGTATTTTAGCTACGACGTAAACGTAAGTCCTTTCTTTAAAAATGAAATAGCTAAGTATAAAAAAGAAGGTATTGTAACTTCTTACAATCCAGAAACAGGTGCTATTAACTTTGCTCCTGAAATAATGGATAAGACTATTAAAGATAGTACTACTTTCTTTAAAGACTACTTACTTAATAGTTACTACTTCAACACTCAAATAGGAGTACTACTATCAGGTGACCCTGCTTTTTATAAAAGCACAGGAGACTTACAGAAACGTTTTAAACAAATAATAAGCCCAGGAACTTACGCTAATACTAGTAATTTACCTACTTATTACAAAGCAATAATACTTAACGATGAAGTAGTTCCTACGGAAAGAGAAACCTTTGAACACATTGAAACTATTATTAGCAAATCTAACTTACCTCAAGCTGAGAAAGAATCTCTAATTGCTTTTTGGAATGCAAAAACTACAGATAAAGACGGTAACAACACATCTGATGCTGCTACTTACGTATCCCCACAATTAAGAAAACAAAGACTTGAAGCACTAGGTAGATGGACAGATGAGCACGATGCTGCTTATGACCGAGTAATAGCAGGTACAGAAACTATTGAAGACCTACTATTGATAGACCCACCATTTAAACCTGAGAAACCATTTGTATTTACTCAAAGAATAGTAGAGAATGGAGACGGAACTACCACGGTAGTACCTATTCAGATTAAAAATGCAGAAACAGTTTTAACTAAATCTTTTGCTCAAAAGAAAGATGCTAACGGTGATTTCTTATATCCAAAATTAGCAGCTATCTATGAAGATATGGTTGTTAATGAGACATATAACACTGCTATATTTGAATCAGCTGTTAAAGTAGGAGGTATTGGAAACACTGTTGAAGGAGGTAAAGTAAGATTTTCTGATTACTCACTTACTGATGGCAAGTATTCTTTATCTGAAAATGCAAATATACTAGATTTAAAACATGAAGACTGGAGATTACAGCAAGAAACTCCTTCCCACTACATTGATGATAAAACTAACTTTGCTACACAGTTAAGAAACCTTATCATAGCAGATTTAGATTTTAACGGTGATTATAAAATAGGTAATAAAACTTACAAAGGAGCTGATTTAGCTCTAATGTATCAAAAGATAGTAGTAGAAGATTTAAAGACTTCTTTTGAAGAGGTTTCAGAAATATTCTTAGACAGCAATGGTAAAATAGATTATACTAAATTAGTAGACATACTAAAAGAAGAAATCTTAGACAGAGATTTAGGACAAGATTACCTAGATGCTATTGCCTTAGTTCCTGAAGTATTAGTAGATGGTAGTCAAACTATGACTACTACTCTTCCTCTATACCACCCAATGATTATGTATAAAATGGAGTCTGTATTAAACTCCTTTTTTAAGAACAGAGTTACTAAGCAAAAGATACGAGGGGGTTCATTAGTCAACACTACTTCTTTTGGTGTAAGTGATAAGTTAAAAATGATTGTAGACCCTACAACTGGTGCTATTACTTACCAAGCATTGATGCCACATACTTCTAAAAAATACTTCCCTACAGATAAGAATGGAGAAGTAGATATAGAATTTGTTAGAACTCACGCAAAAGAACTGCTTAAAGTTATTGGTATCCGTATTCCTACTGAGGATAAATACTCTATGTTTAACATAGAAATAGTTGGATTTACTCCTCCTTCTATGGCATCTACTATTATTCTTCCTAGAGAAGTAACGACTGTGGCAGGGTTAGACTTTGATATTGATAAATTGTATTTTATGTCTAGAGCGTTTACCGTTAATAAAAAAGGTATTCCTCAAATAATTAAATACATCAAGTCTCCTAAAAACAAAACAGAAGCACTAGAATCTGCTAAAAACATTTATGCAGATTTTAAAAGTTTCAAGAAGTTTGCAGAGAAATACATCAAAGACCCTAAACAAAAAGAAGCAGTATTAGAAGCTCGTAGAGCAATTGCAGACAAACAGATAAGTAATACTGCCACTTCTAAAGAAATAGAGCAATTTAAGGCTACCATAGCAGCTGAGAAACAAGACAAAGTTGCTGCTAAAAAACTATACGGAGTTGGTTCGGAAGTGTTCAAAAAACACCAAGATAATATCGACAATCTTTATGCAGTATTTGGTGAAGAAATGGAAGCTTTTAATGAACTTAAAGCTGAAATCACTGATAATATAGACGAAGTATTAGGCACTATTGCTGATGTGCTCTTAGATGCTAAGTTTAACTCTATAGAGTTTAACACTAAGCAAGCTAGAGATAATATGAAGTTAGATATAATGGAGGGTGTACTAGAAAATAGTCACACTGCTCCTAGTATTCTTAACGTAGGTAATTTTGATGCTCTAAAAGAACGTGCTGCTAAGATTCGATTGTTACAAGAAGGAATGAATCCTGAAGCTGTAGCTAAGTATAGCGGAGAACAATTAATAAAAGAAGCAGAGAAACTAGATGATGCAGACGGATTTAACTTCTTCTTCCCTAGTGTACAGTTAGAGTTGTTTAGAAGAAATATGATGGGTAAAAAGCTTATTGGTATTTTTGCTAACCACAACACACACCACGCCAAAGCTCAGTTTACTAATCTTCAATTAAGAGATGAGCTCGTACTTAATGAGCAATCTTACTTAATGTTGAACAAACAGTACGACAATAGTAATAATAGAATATCAAGAAAGTTAGCTACGAATCTAGCAGCTGTAGTGGATAATGCTAAAGACCCAGTAGCATCATTTATTAATATGAATACTTTTACTGCTAACACTATTGCTTTATTAGAGCGTTTAGGAGTAGAAGATGATTATATCTACGCACTTATTAATCAGCCTGTTATACTAGAGTTAACTAGAGAATACTTTAACAATCAAGGTTCCCTAGTAACAGAGAAGAACTTCTCAAATGTTAAAACTAAATGGCAAACTAGATTATCTGCTAAATTAAAAGAGGCTCCTGAAGAGTTAGAAGACATTAGTTTAATAACTGATGTATTAGAAAAGCACTTAAAAGCTGATGGTTCTTTACAATACTACAAAGTTCAGTTAGAGTCCCTAAAACTATTTGAGAAACTTTATGGTTTAGGAGAAGAATTAGCTGTTGGTATTCAAGCTGCTAAAGTTGATACAGCTGGTGTAGGTCCTACAAGTGCAGACAACTATGTTACTATCCAAAAACAAACAAAGATACTTACTAACATAGCAAAAGAAACCAATAGTATAGTTGGTCTAGAAGAGATGTTTTGGAAAGGTTCTGCTAACCAAGTGATGATGCCTGGTTTCAATGAGTACGGTATCTTATCTCCTATTAACATACTAAACCAAATATTTCCTTCTATTGGAACAGTTAATACTAAAACTTTTGAAATTACTTACTCTTTACTAGGAAACATCAAGAATCAATTTGCTGATTTTAAACCTAACGGTCTACTAAAAGAAAGAGAAGCTAGAATGATTAACACTCACTTTATGAGCTTTATAGCAAGTGGTTTTCCTTTCTTCAACTACTCTCAAAGTAAAGATATTATTAAAAATCTTCCTTCTAGAGTAGCTTCTTTTAATAAAAGTATAGATGCATCTTCTCCTTATAAATACCTCTTTAACAATATCAATGTAATAAAACCTGATGGGTATGCTGCATTGACACGATTAGAGTTTTATAGTACAGGTAAAACTGATCTAGAACTAAGTAGATTAAAAGCATCTTGGGAAAGAATGTTAATAGACACTAATCCTGAAGTAAGACAATTAGGACTCGACCTAATTAAATATACCTTCTTTACTAATGGATACGGTTACGGGCCTAATACGTTCTCTCACTTGATTCCTATTAAGTTTTGGACTGATGCTTACCAATTAGAAAATAACATTACTGATTCTAAAGGAAATACGTTTAATCAATATCTTAAAAAAGCTCTATTCTCAGATAAATTATTAGCTAGAGAAGATAGTTACAGACAAAGATTTGTTGACCAATTTATAAGAAACAATTACGAAAAAGAAAAGTTTGTACAATCTGTTAAAGTAGAAAAAGTATTTACTACTAAAGAAGAGAAAGTAGACACTTTATCTGAAGGAGCTTCTATTAGTGCTTTAGCAGCTGAGTCTAAAACTGGTATTATCTTAACAAGCAAAGGATACTTAGTAGTAAACAAAAAGAAAAATATGTCTACTCTTTATCCTAACAATATTAAAGCTCCTGTTAAGTTCTTAAAAATTTACGTTAACAATAAACCTCGTTTATTTGAATACATACCTACAGAGTTTGAGCAACAAAATCCAAATGAGTATAACGTAAAAAGCCCTGATAGAATTACTTATAAACCTGTATCTAAATTAGGACTACTAAACTATATTCTTGAATACAACTATGGAGGTAATATAGAAAACTCTATATTAGTAAATGCTAAAAACACTCCTAATCCTAAAGTAACTTCTCAAGCTGCTTCTATGGATGCTGTTTCTAATTCTATCTTAGCTTCTTTCCAAGCTGAAGAAGCAGCTGCTTATATGCAAGAGGAGCCACAAAGTCTTTCTACACTACTTCCTCCGTCTTCTACTCCTATATCGACTGGAATGGATTTCTTACAAAATGCTATGGATAGGTCTGCAACTCTACGAGCAGATATGCAAAGTGAAGAAGGTGCTACTGCTCCTCAAACTGCTGAAACTTCTAGTAGTTGGAATGAATATAAAGCTGCTTTAACTGCATTACTAAAACTTGATAAAGAAGTTGCTATGCAACAAGACTTCCTTTCTCAAGAAGAATTTTTATCTTTACCTGAAAAAGAACAAAAAGCTGCTATCTGGCAAGCTAAAAATTGTTATTAAAATTTGTAATTATGTCTTATTGTATAAATGTTAATCACCCTGAGTACTTAGAGTTATTAGAAACTTCTAATTTAAAACCTGCTCTATTAAAAGCTAAGATAGCAGTATGGATGCAAGAAAACAATAGTACAGATTTTCCTACTTTAGAAGAGTTAAACGTATCTTCAGGCAGTGTAAATGCTACATTAAAAATAATTGATGCTTTAGAAAAAATCCAACGTAATGTATTTACTCAAGATAAATTACAAGGTTGGATTAACAATTTACAAAAACAAGGTGTTTCTGCACAGCAAATAGAATTATTTAAAGAGGTTGTTAAACCAGGAATGACTAGAGATGAAATAGCTACTTCTATTGCTGCTAATTATAGTTATACTGTTGAGATTAATACTGCTACTAAAGATGTTACAAAAGAAATTAATCAAAGATTAGATTCTTCAGAAGAAGAATATAATTCAATTAAAGCTGAGGAAGTTAAATTATTAAATTCGCCTGGTATTACTGAAACTTTTTATAAAACTTTTGGAAATAACACGTACACTAAAACTATTACAACAAATCCTATAACAGGAAAAGAAGAAAAACCACAATATTTTATTTCTTCTAAAACAGTAAAACAAACTGATTACTACTCTAACCTAACAGTTCCAGGTGGAACTAACTATACAGAACAAGAAATAGCTACACCTGCTATTACACCTTCTATAAAAGGACATGCACAATTTGCTACAGATAAGGGTATTGGTTGGTTCAGAAGTGATGCTAAACAAGATTCTATTTTACAATGGGGAATATATACACCTGAAAATGAATTATTAGCAAGTTTTAAAACTGAGCAAGAAGCTAAAGAATTTAACAATAAAAGAAAAGATAAAGGTTGGAATCAAGTTGCTTATATAGATACTAATATAAAAGAAACTAAAACTCGTAGAATACTAGAAGTACAATCTGATTTATTTCAGAAAGGTAGAGATAAAGATAATTTAGTAGCTGGAAATTTACAGTCTTTTGAAGAAAAAGAATTTAGATACAAAGATACTGAAGGTTCATTAAATATGTTAGTAAGAAGTAGAAATGAAAATGGAAACTTAAAAATAGAATCAAAAGGAGCAGATGGAAGTTGGGAAATTTTAGGAAAGGATGTTTTTACAGGTGAAATAGAATTACAAAGATTTAAAGATTTTATAGAGAAAGAAATTAATGTTAAAAAAGAAAATGTAAGCTCTAATCAATTCCTACAACTACTAAACAAAGACAATAACTGGGTAACATTCTTTGTTAAATCTATTATTCAAGATAGTGCTAAGAAAGGATATGAGAAGGTGTTATTTCCAAGACTTGATACTATTATACAAATAGAAAGTGCTGGTAAATTTAAAACTTATGAAGAAGCTGAAAAACATTATAAAAATGAAAAATGGTATGAAGAAGATACAAAATTAAGACAAGTTTTAGCAGCAGCTTTGAATAAACCTAAAGAAGAGCAAAATTTAGAACATATTTTAAGATTAAAAGGACAAATTGCAGCTAATCAACCAAAACTTTTAAACACTGCTAAATTTTATGAAAATGATTTAACTAATGTTCTTTCTAAACAAGGATATAATCCTACTTTAATTACTGATGAACATGGTAATACATGGAATGAGGTAGAAGTAAAAGAAGAACAAGCTACTAATACTATTTTTTACCAAAAAGATGAAGCTAAATTCTACCAACAAAAAGCTAAAGATATTTTCTTTAACGAAGTAAGAGGTAAGCAATTAAGTAACAATGATATAATAAATATCAATAGTAAGTTAAGAAAGTTATCAGACCAAATAGGAGACGCTACTTGGAGTTTAAGAATGAGTCAAAATACTGGGAACTATTATATTGCAGGTTACGGAAATAAATCTGTAACAAGGGACGATTACTATTCTCCGTATGCAGGTGGAATGTTTAGACAGCGTACTACAAAAAGTTTAGAGTCAAGAGTAGAAGAGTTAGATAAAAAGTTAATGTCTTGGGCAAAGAAACACGGTATTTCTGTAGAAGCTCTAAAAGCAGTAATGGAGAAGTTTCCTGATAGATATGATGGTACAGCTTTAGGTATTGCTGATTTTGCTAAGAACTTAATTGCTATTGGTGATGGAGCTCGTATAGACACTTTACCTGAAGAAGTAGCACATTTTGCTATCGAATTACTAATCAAAGACCCTACTGTTGTACAAGCATTAGAAGAAGTTGTTAATACACCTGAATACGCAGAGGTTAAAGAAGACTACAAAGATATTTACGAAGAGGAAATAGACTTTAGAAAAGAGGCTCTAGGTAAGATACTAGCACAAGAAATAGTTACAAACTTTAAACAGGCTCAAGAAAATCCTAATAATGGTTTCTGGAGTAAAATACTTGACATTGCTAATAAGTTCTTTAACTGGGTAGGTATTAACTTTAGTAAAAAAGCTCCTGCTAGAACTGCTATTGAAGCTGTTGTAATACCTCTAGCTAACAGCATCTTAAATCAAGAATACTTAGGCACAGCTGACAATGTAGATTTAAGTATGGAGGACTACGCTACAGAAGCTGTAAAAAGCACTGTTATTAAACCAGGAGTAGAAGAACTATTTGAGTCTAATCCTGAATTAGCTAATCAAGTATATGAAACTTTAGGATTTAATCAATTAATTACATCAAATGATAAAATAGTATTTGGACACCCTACTATAGGAAAAAGTTTTTTAAAAAATCAAGGAGAAGATAAATTTATTTCTTTAGATGATGATTATGCTACAGAGATAAATAGTAAAGTAAAAGAGATAGCTGATAAATACAATGTAACAACTTATCAAGTTAAAGATGGTGGTACTCAAAAATGGAATAATGAGTATAATCAAATGATGCAAGAAATGTTTAATGTTGCAAAACAAAAAGCTATTTCTGAAAATAAAACTTTATTTACTTCTAATACTAATTTATTAAGAAATAATGCAGAATCTTTTGATAAAGTTATAAATCTTACAGATAAAGAGTTTGAAAGAAGAATACAAGAAAGAGGTGCTAAATATGATATTAAAGAATGGAAATCTCAAATTAATGGTGCTATATCTAAACTACCTACAAATAAAGTAATAAACACTGATAAATATCTTTCTGATTTATTTATAACTCCACAACAAAAACAACAAGCTCAACAACTATACTCTCAATATCTTGATACTGTATTTACAAATTCGGTTGTAAAGGATATTGTTTATCATGGAAGCCCAAGTAAGCATGATGTTTTTAAAACTATTGATGAAAATGCCAAAGAAGAAAGATTTAAACATACAGGAGCAATGTTTACATCTGACAAAAATTATGTAAATGCTTTTGGTGAAAATCTGTATAGTGTAGTTTTAAATATTAAAAACCCAGTAATACTTTCTGATAATACAGGAATTAATTCAACTTTTGTTGCTACTCAGTATTATTCAAAATGGAAATCTGAACATAAAGATGGAGTTATTGGTCATGATGCTTTATTAGATTTAGACCATATTAGCGAAGGTAATGAATATGTAGTATTTGAACCAAAACAAATACATATTCTAGGTTCTAAACAAGATATAGAAGGATTTAAAACATTTGTTAATACTCCTAATCAAAAAAAGAATAAAATACTTTATCAAGTAACTCCTAATGCTCAACCTGTTAGCAATAGTAATGTAGAACAAAAGAAAAAGTTCTTAGAAGAAGTAGTACTAAAATTAACAAGCAGGGTTAATAGGTTTAAAAATACTGCTAAGTCACAAACAGAGATTGCAGCTCTTACTATAGAAATAGAGAAATTACAAAAACTAGTAGCTCAATCTGAGTTTGATTTAGGTATTAGTAGTTTTGCCCAATTAGCTAGTAAAGAGCTAGATAGTATCTTAGCATACCTAAACAAGTCTTTAAAAAATAAAACTCTTAATGGAGAGAAACTAGGATTAGCTCAAGAATTTGAAGAGGTATATACTTCTTTGTTCTTAGAACTAAAACAAAGTATGTATGAGTATGAGTTTGAAGAAGATGATATTGAAGCCTTAACAGCCATCATAGACAACGTAGAGAACAAACTTAAGCAAGCAGAAGCGATGACTAAGACTCTGAGAAAGATGCTTTCAAAACGAGTACTTGAAAAAGGTAATTTAAATGCTTACGGAGAAAAGATTGACCCTAATTTTAATGCTGACGAAATTGTTGAGGCTACTGATGAAGATATGAGCTCGTGGAGACTTTGGTTAGGTAACTACAAGTTTTCTAATTCAGGTATTATACGAACTGCCCACAAGATAATTTTTGATTCTATTGCTAAAGTAAAACGTTTTACTGTTCAAACAGGTAACGAAATACTACAAGCACAAGAAAAGTTCTTAAAAGCTGGTTACAAAATAGATGAGTTAGTACAGAAAGATAAAGACGGTAAACCTACTCAATACTTTGTAAGAGAAATTAACTACAGCTCCTACTACGCTGCTATACAAGAAACAAAAGCAAATATAGCTAAAGCATTAGGAAGAGATGACTACAGTCTTATTCAAGTTTCTTTATTAGAAAAAGATGAAAAAGATGTTTACAATAAGTTTTGGAGTGAGTTTTTTAAAAACAATACTAAAAAAGTTACCAATGTAAACCCTGATGGGACTGTAAGTGAAGCTAGAATGCCTAGTGATAAGTATTTAGAAAAAGACTTCTTAAAGAAAATGGAAGACCCTAGCTTTAGTGAGTACTACAACTTAATAATTGCTAAAAAGAGAGAAGCTGTTAACAAACTACCTGTCCAATATAGAACTGAAAACTTAGTATATAGTTTACCTGCAATAAGAAAAAGTTTCTTAGAACGTATTGGAAGTAAAGACCAAAGCTACTTATCTAAGATAAAAGGAATTACTAAAGAATCTTTCTTTGTAGACCAAGATGATACTATTTTTGGAGACTTACAAGCTCTTAACAACAAAATGGTTCCTATCCACTTTACTAGAAAGTTTGATAATATAAGTGACTTATCTTTTGATATAGCTAGAACAGTTACTTTGTTTGCAGAAATGGCTGAAAACTATAAAGAGATGAATGCTATCTCTGGTGATTTAACTGCTGTACAAAGTACCTTAGCTGAAAGAAAGTATGGTAAGAAAAAAGGTATCCAAAGTGCTGATTATGAAGCATTAGAAACAATGCTAGATACTCACGTATTTGGTGTAGAAAAGAAAAATGTAAACTTTACAATACCTGAAAACGATTTTACTAAGAAAATAGGAATTGACAATAAACAATTTTCTTGGACAAAAGCTTCTCAAAGATTTACTTCTTTTATTCGTACAAACAACTTAGCATTTAACGTTGCAACAAGTGTATCAGGTTGGTTAAAAGGTTCAGGAGACAGTATAATAGAAGACCAAATTGGTATCTATACTACTAATGAAAGCAAGAATTGGTCTAGAGTAGAGTTTATGAAGAATATCGCTCACGTAATGGGCGAGATAGGTAAACCTAAGCAGACTAATAAAATGCATCTTATTCTTCAAGAAAATGAGATAGTAGATATTAACAGAATGCTTTTTGAAACTACTAAAAATAGAGTAACAAGAAAAACCCTAAATAGAGATGTTTTTTATGTAACTTTTGCTAGTGGTGATTACGGATTAAAAGGTAGAGCTACTTTAGCAGTTTACGATAACCATAGATTGTATAACGACCAGTTTATAACTAGAGCTAAGTTCTATGAGAAAACTGCAAAAGAAAAAGGAGTTACTAACGATAAGAAACACCAAAAAGAAGTAGGCAAACAGTGGGAAAGCTTAAGAGAAAAAAGCTTATACAATGCTTACGAAGTAGTAGACAGTAAGTTAAAAATAAAAGATGAGTTTGCTCCTTATATTCCTGATGCTCTAGCCAATAGTATAAAAGGTAAAGTAGAGCATTTAGCCAACTATTTAGACGGTACGTTGTCTCCAACAGATAAAGGTAAACTTTCTAGAGGTATAGCAGGAGATTTCTTACTAATGCATAGAGGTTGGTTTATCGGAATGATGGATACTAGGCTTAAAAGAAATAATATTAATATGATTTCTGAAGAAGAAGAAGTAGGGACTTATAGAGCTACAGGTTCTTTTTTAGTAGAAGCGTTTAAACAAAGTTTAGTAAAAGATAAAAACCTAAAAGGTGCTATAGTAGCTTGGAATAATCTAAGTGACCCTTATAAAAGAGGGGTTATGAAAACTGCTTTAGACTTGTTGTACCTAAACATAGCTGCACTTGCTGCTGCAATATTTAACGCAGCTGCAGATAATGCAGATGATGATGACTTTACTCTTCAATACACTGCTTATCAATTAAACAGATTACTATTGGAACAAGGAGCTGCTTGGTCACCTGCAGAGTTAATCCAAATGATTGATGAGCCTGTAGTAGGAGCTAGATTTATTAAAGATATAGTAGATGTAACAGAGGCATTTAACTTTGGAGAAGTTTACAAAGCAGGTATGTACGAAGACAAATCTCACGCTAGAAAATGGTGGATGAAAAAACTTCCTACTCGTAATCTTTACGAACTACAGTTTCCTGAATTAAAAAATAAGTTTATTAAAAACTTAGTAGACTCTCATTACTACGAATACTTTAGTGATGAACAAAAACATTCTATCGTATCTAAAAAGTCTATGTTTGATTGGTTAATACCTTTTAATGAAGGCTACAGTGAAGAGTTACAACAGAATAACGTGCGTCAAGTAGTAAACTATTTAGAAGAAGATAATCAAGAAGAGTACAATGAATTTAACTAATACCGCCAAATTTTTTTCTAAAGGTGGACCTTTTTTAATTTTTTTTTATACTTTTACCCTACTTCATTTTTATTTGATTTGTACTTAAACTGAATTGCACCCACTCTCACTCTCGCTTCCCTTCGCTTTCAGTTTATAAATACCCGTAGAGCCATGCTACGGGTATTTTTTTTAATACGCTAAAGGGTCTAAAATAAACTCTTCTTTTTTTAATAAAGTTTCTAACTCATCTTCTTCTTCTGCAGTTAACTCACTAGCTTCTAACGGTCTAAATCTTGAAGTACGAAATGCAGGCTCTTGTTCTCTACCTAACAAGTATATATAGATTATAGGGTTTACTAGTTCTTCTAATAAGATTCCTGGAACTATATCATCATTAGGCAAGATTTCTCTTACTGTGTACACACTGTCTTTCTTTATCCAATTAGGATAAGCATACCCTACAAAACCTAATCTGCCTGGTCTTATGCTATCATCTATGCACACAACTTTTTGTCCTACCTCAATCATACTATTTCTTTTTCTTTAAGTACTAATTCATATTTTTTACCATCTTTTGTAGTAATTGTGCCGTTAAAATCAATATCTCGAACTTCTTTATAAATATCAGTGTGATGTATTTTCAATTCTTTACAGACAGCTTGTCTACAAATATGACCTACTATTCCATTTAATTTATACGCATTCATACTATTTCTTTTAAAGTTTTATAACTAAACTCTGCTTTGTAAGAATAGAGTTCTTTAAAGGTTTCTTCAGCCATTTTAGCATCGCCTTTTATTCTTTCATCAGCTTTTGTAAAAATATCATTTTTAGTTACAATAAGCACAACCCAACCATTAAAAAAATCTTGATAATCTTTAAGCAATACGTAATGTGTACTATCACTTTTTATACATGGGAACTTCTTCATTATTTTTAATTTTTTCTTTAATACTTGCTTCACAAAGAATTAGATAGTTTATTAAATCTCCTATTTTTTCGTCTACAGCTTTTTCTTTAGGAAGGACTCCTTTTTCTATGTCATTTAAAATGTCTAACAATGATACATAGTGCTTAACAGCAAATCCCCAAAGAGCTTTTTCTTCAGTAGTATTATTAACTTTAGCTGCCACTCTGAAATTATGGAGAGGATCGTTGTTCCTTCTATACTCTTTGCCTTTCTCAATTAAACTGTCTACAATTTTACTTGTCCTTGTTGAAACTAAAAAGTCAAACTCTTCTTCTGTCATTTTTTTCATACTACTTAAAATTAGGTTTTCTAAATCTAATACTCTTTAATACTTTATTATCAAATTTTCTATAAGTAATAAAGTAACCACCTATTTGTTTTTGATAAGTCTCTGTACCAAGAGAGGTATAGTAGGCTTGAGTAGCACTAGCATCTTCTTCTGTATCATCTGCTTTAGACATATTACTTTTATAGATTTCTCTAATGGTGCTATGTGGGTCTATTCCAAACTCCATCATTGCTCTAACAGTAACCCATAGTAAGTCACCTAATCCATCTTTAATCTCTACACTATCTTTGTCTGCAATAGCTTCAATAGTTTCGTATAGCTCTTCTTGAATTAAGTTTATTGCTAGGCTTGCCCTTTCTTCTGGTGGGAAAGTTTCTTCTTTTAGAACAGGTAGTCCAAAAACTGTACTCCAATGTTCTATATAATCTATAATTTTGTTTTCCATATCTTTTAGTTTAGTATTTTGCCTATTTATACTTCAGGCTTGTATTTTAAATAAAACATCTGTTCTTGCTTGCTTAAGCTTTCCCAAGTATATTTTGGCTCCAAGTAATACAACTGCTCTTCTTCTGTTTTATAATAAGGAGTTGTTTTGTGTCCCATAATAGTTACTGTTTTAGTAACAAGGTGTTCTTGTAAAGACTCTATATTTACAGGTACTTTTTTAGATTTTTTTAAATTTAAAAATTCATAGTAAGACTGAGTAATAAGATGATTAGAAACATTAAATTCTTTAGCTATTTTATTAAAAGGAGTTCCTATTATAAAATAATTGTATATCTGTTCCCACTGTTCCTCAGTTAAAATGCTTCTATCGTAAGTTACCCATTCACCATTTAATAACGTTTTCTTTACCATTTAGTTTTGTTAATATTTTATCAACTTGTTTAAAATTAGGACATTCCCAATCTCTGTTTTCTTTAAAAGCATCAATAGGACTTTCCCAACTAACTACGTGTTGAGTTGGACCTAATACTTGTTCATACTTTTTAGCTTCTTTTCCCCACAACATAAAAACTGTTCCAGGCGAATAAGTAATGATTTCTTTAAGAACAGCTCCTATAAACTTACTCCACTGCTTAGAATGCCCTTCTAAACTACCTACTTTTGACGTAAGTGATAGAGGAAGCACTAATACTCCTTGAGTTGCTAAATAGTCAAAGTCGTGGTCAATATGAAAATATAACTTCTTTTCGTTTTGGTAATAATCTTTGTAAATACATTCAGATATTTTTCTTATACAACCATTGTGTATAGAATCTATATAACTATCGTCAAAAGGAAAATTGAAAGCACTAATATCCACACCGTACTCTTTTACTATTATAACGACTTTAAGAGTTTCTCTTGGGCACAACTTAAAATACTTAAACAATTCTTTTTCGTGAGGATACACCTTACCAAACACTCTCTGTAAGGACAGAAAAGTGTCTAGCTTAGTCATATACTCAGATTTTAAAGTATCTTTTAATGCTAGTGCCCAAGATAATCCTAATTGGTCTACCCAATATTCTTTAGTTCTCATTAGAACTGTATAGTTACATTTTCATACCTTTCTAACCACTTATTTAAATCTTCTTTAAGATTTTCTTCAATAGTATAGTAGCCAGAATATTCAAAGTGTTTCCACAAGTAAGGTAGCATGTAATACTGCTCATCGTAAGGTATTGATTCAAACACAATACCGTTTACTTTGGTTCCTTTATCTACTAAGTATCGACTTAGTATGTATAAATTTTTATTCATTGTTTTCTGTTTAAAATATGTATCTTATCTTACACCAACCTATAACCTCTTCAAAAATAGTAGTAAAATCTTTAATGTATTGAGCCTTTAAATTAAGCTTATACCTTAAGTTTTCTCCTCCATATTGAGAAGTTTTTACCTCTTGAATATCAGGTCTCCATATTAATTTCTCTCCTTCTAAATTACGTTCTACATTGTTAAGATGCCTGCCTTTATTGTGAGTTAGAAATATTACCTCAGCTTTTACTCTACTATCATTCCAACCGTGCTCAACTGCAAATCTGTTTACTTTCTCAAATAGTTTCCTGTATTCTCTAAGCCAACCATCAGTTACTATCACTGGACTAAAGTTTAAATGCACTTCGTACCCAGCCTTAATAAAATCTTGCACTGCCCATAACCTATCTTCTATACTACTTGTTTTAGGTTCCAATACATCACTGTAAATTTGAGGCATCAGACTAAACCTAATTCTAATTTTTTGCATAGGATTAAATTCTAATAACTTTTCATTTACATACTTAGTAGCAAATGAGCCCATAGCTACAGGATGATTCTTAAAAAACTCAAATATGTATTCCCAATGATGGTGCTTTGCATGTAAAGCAAAGTCTTCATTACAACTTAAGTCGTATGTGATGTACTCACTATGAGTTTGATTAGGTTTTTCTACATCAGTAAAATAAGAATGTGTGTTAATAGCTGTTAATATGTCTCCAACATTTTTAGCTACATCTAATCCTGTAGGTTTGTGTCTTTTTAGATAACAGTACAAACAGTCATAGAGGCAGCCGAATCCAAAACTAGGACTAATAAAGTCGGTAGACCTACCAGAAGGTCTAATTAACATAGATTTTCTGGTAGATTTTGTTATTACCTTTTCTGTCATTTTTTAATTATTCAAATTCACCGCTAGGGTGTAAACTTTTTTTAAGGACTAATAAATTAGCCACTTCTTTATCCAATACTTCTTTGTTCGTATTAATTATAGGCCATACCTCTTGTTCTCCTAACACTGCTATTGACCAAGGATTACTCAGTCTCTTTTCCCAATGGTCTTTTAATACTACTGCTTTATTTAAAATTAAAGGAAGTACTAATGCTTTATCTGAAAAATAATTATTACTTAGTATTAGTTTTTTAGCTGCTAAACTTAGTTTTGAATATCTACCTTCTAAGATTAAGTTATAATCTTCTTTGAAGTCTTCATTAATACTAAAAACAAATACTATATAATCTTTATTATCATAGTCATCAATATAATTAGGAAAAGCTTGGACTGTTGAATAAAATCTATCAAAATCTATATCTCTATAATTTCTACATACCACAAACACATAGCCTTTATCGTTAAATTTAGGCACATTACTATCGGATAAGTAGGCATTTAAGAATCTTGATTTAAACTTTATTCTTCCCCAGTTGTCTAATATATTACAGTCGAAGAGATTTTTAGAAATATTTAATAACGGAAACAAAAATGTTGCTGTTTTTGTATATTTCATCTCCATTAAATTACAGTCTTGCCGCCATTTTCTATGTATTCTTTACTGTAAGTCCACTCTCCATTAACATCTGCGTATATATACATACTAAGAGCTTGCTCAAAGCCTAAATACTCTCTGTCTTCGTACACTCCACCACTGAAACCTATATTTAGAACATCTTGACTAATCTCAAAGCACATAGGAACGTTAATTAAATCTTTTTCTACAACTATGTATAAAAAGTTTTTTAACACATACCCTTGTTCAAAATACTCTTTAAATTGAGGTGACTCTAATATACCTTTGTAGTAGACAGCTGCTTGAAAATCATACCTATACTTCCAAAACTCATACTTAAATCCATTAATACTTTTACTAGTAGTCTTAAAGTCAATAGGAATGATTTCTTTAGTAACAGGATTAACAATGACTCTGTCTAGCTCGCCTTTTATTAGTACTCCCCTATGATTAAAAGCGATTACTACTTTGTCTAGTATTTGTACTCCTGCTATTTTTTGATTAGTGTAGAACTTTTTATCTACGTAAGGCTTAGTAAATGTGTCTGCTTTTAGTGCAGCAACACAGTTAACTGCTTTAGCATATTCACTTTGTGCTACGGGAGTTTTACCTGCCATAGATTTTAGTAATTCAAAATACTCAGCACCTTCTTTAATAATTTTATCTACTCTAGTATCGTCTTTCCAGTTAGCTTGATAATTATTATTGTTACAACAATCAAGTATTTTGTCTCTATATTCAGATAAAAAAGTTCCAAAATAATCTTCAGCAACTTCTTGAATATACTCAGATACTTCATCAATTATTTTCTTTACTGTTTCTGAACATTTAGATTCATCGGGTACTACAACATATCTATTATCAAAATCTTGCTTTGTGCTAGTCAACATTAAATCTACTAACGTACCAAATAAAAAATGGTCTTCTGTAGACTGTACTGCTGACTCTTGTTTTTCCTTAGCTTTCTTAAACTCTAAGGGACTTGTAAGTATCTTCTTTAAGATACTTTGATTTATTCCAGGAAGGCTTCTATAGCTGTCAATTTCCATCTCCATATTATATTGTTTTTAATGAGTAAACTAATTTTCTGTCTTTAAAATCTTTTATTGGGACAAACTCGTAACTTGTTCTATGTAAAAATTCAACGGTATCATCAGGTAATATTCCTTTTTTAATTAATACATCGTCTAAGCATTTTAACCATACTAAAGCTAAGTTTCCTATATCCCAATTAGGTTTATAATCTTTGCTTGCTGGAGACCAACTTGTCCGTCTCTTCTTAGTAGTTTTATCAACTACCATCTTCATACTTCCATAATTTAAGGGAGCATATATCACTAATTTAGTCTCTATTGGTGTTTGTATAGTTAAATTTTCAGGTATATTTTTCTCAATGTAACCGTGCATAGCAGCCACTAGAGCTGCTCTTGTTGTAAAATGCACGGAAGCATGGATTTTATTATAACCTATTTTAACCCAAGTAGATTTATTTTGTGGTATATGTGTAATAAATTCAGGAAATTCCAGCTTTATTTCACTTACCATCGTTATACGTTTTTAACTCTGTTAGATACTATTTCAGTCAATTGACATAAAGTATTTCTTAAGTCTTGAATAGTTTTCTTAAAAGCATACATACTAATTTCTTTAGGAATAATTTCGTGTTCCTTTAAAGATTCTAGTGGAGTATTTTCAATCAAGTCTTCCAACTCTTCTTGTGTGTACTCTGCATACTCTAACTCAAAAGTATTAGTGTCAATTGGAATTACTTTGCCATTATCATCGTATTCAATAGTAGCAATTGGTAAATACTCACAACATCTTAATTTGCCTCCGTCTGTATAAGGAACGGCAATTACGTGCATTGGATTAATCAATACTGCTAAGCCTACTGAGCCAAAATACCCTGAAGTAAGCCAACTACTATTGGCTGCGTGTAAACCTCTAGAACAAGTTCTATCTGGGTCTGCATCACATTGTTTTCTGTCAATCTTAACAGGCTGTCCCAAGATAATTTCCATACGACCTGTGTAACCATCTGTATAAACAGTTTGTTCACTTGCTTCTAAGTTTACAAATTCTACATACAAATCTTGTAAGTTACCGTGGTACTCATACAAATCATACTCTTCTAATTCAGAAATCCATTCACCGTCTTCTTCATCTTCGTAACCATTATCTACTTCAAAAGTATCATCTTCAACAACTTCCCATTTATCTTGATGCATTAACTCAAATTCTTGGTCTTCATTATTCTTAACTACTACAAAGTTTTTAGGACCTCTTTTTTGAGTTTTAATTTTTAACCATTGTTCTGCAACAAATTCGTTTCTTTCTCGTAAACCTTCGTTTTTAACATTAACATTTCTGTAAGCTACAAAGTAACCGCTAGGAGTTAAAGTTAAATCGTTGTTAATTAAGAATTTATACAAATCTTCTCGGCATCTTGGATCAGGATTCAACGCACATAGTCTCCAGAAATTCATCATTGCTGATAAATCTTCTTGGTTCTCTCTACGTTCAGCAAATTCTAATGCTAGAAACTCAGGCACAGTAATATTAATACCTTTCATATACAACTTAATGCCTATTACTTCAAAATGCTCATCTCCTAAATCTCTGATGCTATCCATCCACTCGATAAGATTCTTTTGGTTTAGTGCTTCTTTCTCTTCAGCCGCTTTCTCTGATTCAAATTGCTTTTCTTTCATAGTTTGAGCTACTTCAAAACAAGCTACTAAACTTTGTACTTCTAAAGCATCACTTTCGTTAGTATTTAATGCCTTTTCGTACAAACCTAGAATTTCTTCTGTAGTGCTACAAACTTTTTGGTACATTTTAGAGCCTATAGTACAAACTATAGTATTACCTACTCTCATTGCTTTAATCATACTTCCTGTTTTAATTATTGTTTAGTTTTGTTACATTAATAAAGTTAATTTCTGGTTGATAACCTTCAACACATATTCTTTTTACATGAGGCAATGTTTCTACTTTTTTTAATGAGTGATTATACACATATTGCCAAGCATCTACATAAATCCCTTTATCAGTTATTCTTACTACTTTTTCTTCTAATAATCTTGCCCATATAGGTCTAAGAATAGTATCACCTATTTCTATTAGATTACCAAATCTATCATAATGGTCTACATTCATCTTGTTAGCATTTACAATGTTTAAATTTACTATTGAAATAGATTTTATAGTGAATATTTAGAGGAAATTTATGCTTAGTCTTGAATCTATTTTGTAAGTAAAGTGTTTCTGCAACAAACTCTACAATATTATTAAATTTTGACTGGAATCTGTGTCCTGAAGTATCTAAATAATCAATAATAGTTAACTCTTCTGAATACCTTAATATCTTAAAAAAGTTCTCTTCTAATTTTAAATCAAAACTATTGTTTTGTAAAGCCATTTTATAACAAGTATCTTGTAAAAACTTATCTGCACCATAAATCCTATTTTCCGCTTCCATTAATTTATTAAACTGTAAAAAAGTATGTGTTATTGACTCTAAATCTTTAGTTACAGTAGGACTTAATCTCTTAAGTAGTTTTACTCTGTCTGTATCGTTTAGCAATCTTTTTAATTTAATAAATGATTCTGAATGATTTTTGTAAAGTTTAACCATACTAACCATTCTTCGGAATATTCTATTTTCTTCTGATAAGAAACTTTCCATAGTAACTTGATTTTTTACATTTTTTAATTTTTTTAAATTAGTTGGAGCCACTTCACAGTACTGTAAGAATTTATCTGGAGTTTTTGTAAGAGCCTTATAAGTAAGATATACAAGCCTCATATTTCTATTAACTTCAAGTGTAGCATCATTAGAGTTAAGAAAGAACAAAGTTCTGTTACTGCCTAAAAAGTCGGCTACTTTTCTTTTCTCTGTGTTTTTAGAATCAGAACTATTAAAGTAAAACTTAGAAGTTTTAACTTGAATCTCTGTATTATCTCTTGTTACTCTTGTTTTTTTCTGAGACTCTAACCACTCTTTACTAATCTCTACTTTATCATAACTAGTAGTTTTAGCAATAACTTCTTTTTGAATTATCTTTTGATAAGCAGTAATGATAGTTCTCCATTGGTCTTTAGGTACAAGTTTTAGCTTTAATATACTTACATAGCTTTTTAAATACAATCTAGTTTTCTTTCTAATAAAGAATAGAACATCTTTTTTAAAAGAGTGCTTGATAAACTTACTCTTACGAGGGTCGTGGTCTTGTGAGACTCTTAAAACTAATTGATAAGGACTTCTATTTCCTTTTGTCAATAACACACCTGCATCACCGTTATACTTTTGAAATCTAGCAGAAAACTGTCCGCTTGTATAAAAGTCAAAGAATAAGCTAGTATATTCTTTAGGTAGCATATTAGCAGTTATTCCTACATCTTTAAAAGGCTTAAAATAATAACCATTATCTTCAATAGTAAATAGTCCATTATGTTTTAAGTTCAACTTAATGCTGTCTGCAGCAAAAGATAAAGTGGGTACTTGGCATCTTTTTTCGTAAAACTCTTCAATAGTACTACATTCTTTAGTAGACTCAGCCCATCTTCTTCTAAGCTCTGTTTCAAACTCTATGAGTTTTGCATAAATAGCTTCTTTAGTTTTAGGAGTGTACTTTACATCTTCTCTTGTTTGAATAACATCTAGCTCACCTATTTGAAATTGTAGTGCTACAGGAAAATCTATTCTAGGCATTTCTAGTATTTTCCAATCTATTGGATAAGCCACTTTACCTAAGCAAATATGTAAATCTGTTTGAGGTCTCTCACCAGTAGTAGCAATCCACGTATCACCTTTCATAATCTGAAAGTTATTGGGAATATTGCAGTAATAAGAAAAGTAAACATTATCAAAATAAGCTAACTGTTCTTTACAACTAGTTCTAAACTTTTCTATGTCTTCTATCTCTATATATACTTTAATCTCTGTACCGTTTCTTTCTGTTGTCGGAGCTTCACCAATAATATCTAATCTAGGCCCATTCTCACCTTTTCTTAACATATAGCTGTATTCTATACTGTTATATCTAGTGCGAATAAAAACTATATCAGCATAACTCAAACCACTCTTAGAACCCATACCGAACGCACCTATCATCGTATTACTTGATTCTTTAGTAGATTTCAAGTAATTAACAAATACATCTTTAATTCTGCTAGGAGATAGACCTACACCGAAATCTTCAGTTGCCCAATACCAACCTGTATCATCTCTCTCAATAGTAACAATAACAGCATCATCATTAAATATTTCTACTGATTGTTTTAGAGCTTCAAGCTCTTCGATTGGAGCAGTTTGATAGATAGAATATTCATTTTTAATTTCTTCTATCGAATGCTCTTTAATAAATTTAGCCTCTGCGTGGCTATCAAAACTATTACTAACATACTCTCTTACAACAGCACCAATAGGATTCTTGTAAGGGTTTTGAAGCATGTCCCAAAGTTTATGCATATCATTTTTGCTAATAGTAGCATCATAACCATCAAAAGAAGCATTTGCACTAAAATCAATTTGTTTCTTTGTTTCTAATTTCATATTTCATTAATTAATTGGTTTAAAATTTGAACAGCTTGTTCTTGTCCTTTTGCTTTTACTAAGTCACTGAAATCTGTGACTTTAGGTAGTTCAGGTACAAAAAAATGAGGAACCCCATACCTTTGTGTAAAACCTAAAGAAAGTTTTTTACCTGCTTCGTCATTGTCAAACAGACAAATTACTTTTTTAA